CACTCCCGAGAGGGAGTGCCTACACGCAGTGCAACATACACCTTCTTGCTCCCTGAGTAAGAACTACATTCAAAGGAGCTGAACCGGCCCTATGTCGAATCTTTCCGTTAAATCCCGTTCGTACCCTATCCCTTTGGGAGAAGGTACGGTCACGGTCACCTATCAGGGTGATCCTCTGACATACGTGGATCGCGGATCGTTTCGAAACAGGGGGACGCAGGTTACTGCGTCGGAAGGCCATCCTTTCAAGTCACGTGATAAACATGATTTGAAGGATATCGGGGGCGAGTTTGAGACAACTCGATCCTATGTTGTCGCTAACAGCGACAAACAAAGGATCGATTTTACTCAAGCACTAAAGCAGGATGCACACAGTGTGCAATCTGCCGTGTATGAGGGTCCCTTACATGCTCACGATGCAACGAGCCAAGGCAGTTATCCTGTTAGTGCAGCATCACCGCGAGGTGAGCTGGACGAAGCAGGAGCTACTGCTATTGCTCGTTGCAAGCCTACTAACTCGGTTGCTGACGCTGCGACCTTCCTGGGTGAGCTTAGGAGAGACGGCTTGCCGTCAATCCCAGGCATTAACACCTGGAAAGATCGCACTGCTAGCGCTAGAAACGCTGGCAGCGAATACCTGAACGTCCAGTTCGGGTGGCAGCCTACCATCGCCGATATGAAGAAATTCGCATATTCGGTGAGTCGCGCGCATACTGTTCTTGAACAGTACGAACGTGATTCCGGTAGGACTGTTCGACGTCGGTACAACCTCCCGGTTCTTAAGTCCAGCGAAACCCATGATCTAGAAGGTTATTGGTGGCCAAAACATGTGCCATACAATTCCCGTATAGATCAAACGCTGGGTTACGGAACGAAGACCTTAACCAGTGAGACGGTTAAGAATAGGTGGTTTTCTGGTGCGTTCACGTACCATCTCCCTGCCGGCAATGACTACCGGTCAAAGATGGTGCGTTATGCACTAGAAGCCGACAAATTGTTCGGCATTGCACCTACTCCAGACGCTGTCTGGAATCTCGCTCCGTGGAGCTGGGCTATCGACTGGTTCTCTAACACTGGGGATGTGATTAGCAACCTCAGTGATTGGGCCACCGATGGTCTGGTTATGCGCTATGGGTACATGATGGAACATTCCATCAGTAAGTACACCTATAGCCTTGGCCACACTACGGGCTCCGTATGGAGACGTGGTGTGGACTCGTCGGACGTTACCTTCGTTACTGAAACGAAGAAGCGTATCCGAGCAAACCCCTTTGGATTTGGACTCACTTGGGAAGGTTTGTCTCCTTTCCAAGTCTCCATAGCTGCGGCTCTTGGCATTAGCAGGAGCTAAAGCATGTATGTCGTACATGCGTAAAACACCAGCTGAGGCCTAACAAGCCGAAGCTAGAATGGAGTGTTCCAATGTCATTCTCCGATCCTCTGAGCATCACTATTGGTGCGGATACGTACTCCCTTCCCAAGACTTCGGTCGGGAAGGATAGTGCGGAATACCGCGTCCATGATGATGCCCTTGAGGGGGATATTAAGGTGTCAGCTTCCCATCAGTACGGGAAGCGCACCCGACGTGTCCTCCGGGTCGACCATTCGAAGTATGGCTCCGTTGCGGGTGGTACCGTCGCCGTGCCGGTCAGCATGAGTTGTTATCTCGTGTTTGACCTGCCGACGTTGGGCTACCCGCAGGCGGATGTCCGTGACATCTATGATGGTTTCAATACCCTCACAGATGCCTCTTCGGGAGCCCTCATCACCAAGCTTCTTGGTGGTGAGAGCTGAGTCAAGTACTATCGTTTATTCCGGTTCCAGTTGCTTTCGCAGCTGTTTACTGGATATTCCGATCAGTACTTGCCTCTGGTAGGTGGTCCCTCCTCGTTTCCTTTAGGATACGAGGATACCAGTTGGGAGTTACATTGGGCCTAGGAGAAGTAAACCTCATTATTAGGAGGGCTTCTGAAAAGCCTAGTAACTCTATGGAAGGTGATGGCCAGTGAATGCGCCATCAGATGTCGCACGAGTGCCGACCTCGACATTAAAACTGTCGAGGCGCGGTCATATCACGAAGGGTTATCGTTTTTGACGATAACCTTACCTGAACTAGGAAAAGCTATCCAAAAATGGCTTGACCTTGAGCAGGTAGATCGCATGATGGTAACTAACTTCAGTTTCCATCAAGGGCTCCCCCGATTTCTCGGAGGTTTCCTCGATCTCGTGTTTGACCGCAGCAGTGGTGCGTTGCTCGACAATCCGAACATAGATGCAATTCTCTCCTTGCGTCAGCTAACGCTGATGTTTGGAAAGATCCTCTTACCTACTACACAAGCTAGGTATGAGGAAGCTATGCAGGATTTTGTCGGGTGTGAGCAGGAGGTCCGCATCGGAGACGCAACCCGATCGACTATTGATTTAGATCGATTTCGGGATATGTCTACCATGCTCTTTGGACAGCTATTCACTGTTTTAGATCGCGAGATCTATTACGGTGATGCGCTTATTCCTAAGCATGGACCAGGTGCCACAGCTGATCGTATGATCGGAAACGAAAAATACAATCAGCGTACCTGGCCGAAGCGTCTCGAGAAGTATTTCCCTGCTGGGGAAATGCTTCTACCTAACTGGCGTTACTATGACCAGTTAGACGAGATTGACTTCCTCGAACCCGAGGCAGAGATACCCACAAGGGTTATCGCTGTCCCTAAAACGCTCAAGACACCACGGATCATCAGTGCAGAACCAGTGGCAATGCAATATTGCCAACAGGCTGTGCAGTTGTTAATCCGCGATCTTGTCAGGGTTGCTGGAAAGCATCCTGACATGAGGCAGAGTAGCTATCTGTCTCAGATGATCGGTCTTGATGACCAAGTTCCTAATCAGGATTTGGCTCAAGAAGGCTCTTTTACTGGAGCCTTAGCTACACTCGACCTGAGTGAAGCTAGCGATCGTGTCTCGAATCAGCTGGTCCGGGCGATGCTCTCCAATTGGCCCCATTTGCATGGTGCCGTGGATGCGTGTCGTTCCCGGAAGGCTGATGTTCCTACTCAGTCAGTAATTCGACTGAGTAAGTTCGCGCCTATGGGTTCGGCGCTCTGTTTTCCCATTGAGGCCATGGTCTTCTTGACCATGATTTTCATTGGGATTGACAGCGCGTCCAACGTCCCTCTGTCCCGCAAAGACGTGAAGTCCTTTGCGGGAAAGGTGCGCGTCTTTGGAGACGATATTATCGTCCCCAAAGAATATGTGCATACCGTGGTACGCTCACTTGAGCATTTTGGTGCAAAAGTGAACGTCAACAAGTCCTTCTGGAACGGTAAGTTCCGGGAGTCTTGTGGGAAGGAATATTACGATGGCCATGACGTTAGTATTGTCAAGGTCAGACGTGAGTTCCCTTCATCACGGCAGGACGCGAACGAGGTCATTTCACTTGTGGCACTACGTAACCACCTTTACTGGCATGGTTACTGGTCCACTGTGAAATGGTTGGACAGCAGAATACGGAAGGTATTAAAATACTTTCCGACGGTTCTGCCGTCTTCCCCGTTGCTAGGACGTGAGAGTGTATTGGGCTTTGAAACCCAGAAAATGCACCCTCACCTTCATAGCCCCCTTGCTAAGGGCTATGTTGTCCACTCACCCATCCCGGAAAATCCGTTGGATGATGTGGGTGCCTTGACCAAATTCCTTATCGATCAAAGCGGTTTGCCATCCGCCGATAAGCGACATTTGGAGCGTTCTGGACGCCCCTCAGCCGTCGGCATCAAGCTGAGGAATAGCTCTCCAATCTAAGATTGGAGAGGGGGCCCGC